TGCGCCTTGTGCAGTAGTTGTTCCAGAGCCACCATTAGCGATTGGCAATGTTCCATTTACACCTACAGTCAATGAGACAGTGTTCTTTTCCCATAGGCTTGTGCTTGAGTTATATACAAGCGTTTGACCAGTTGTCGGAGACTGAGCCGACACATTGTGCAACTCATCCATCTCATAGCCGTTTTGCACCTTGACAAATAACTTGCCCTGCGTTGGGTGTGCGTATTCAACAATGGCCACATAAACCAAATGCTGAGGTGCATAAGGCTTTGTCGCTGTCAATGTTCCAGCCGTTGTTGGGCTTAAATATAACTGCGCTCCGTCTGCATAAGCAGAGGTGTCAATGTTGCTTAATAAGCCAATGACAGTCACATAACCATTTGAGTTGTTTGCTAGATCAGAGGTTATCAAGCCCAATGTTTGAGCAGAGGTTGCGTCACCTGTGGCCAGTGCTTTTGAGACTATTGATTTTTGTCCAGTTGCCCCAGAAATATAAACAGCAGTGCCTTTTGTCAAAGTCGCACCAGTTGTGTTTCTGACTGCTGTCAAAAGTGTTGATGCTGGTGAAGCCTCAGAAACCGCCAAATCAATAATGCTGCCAGTCCTAGAAACAACAATGCTTGCGTCAGTTGATGTGATGTCAGAAACCGCTTTGTCAGCAGGATAAGTCACAAACAAATGTTTTGTGCCAGAGGCAAAGGAAACTTTTGTGTCTGAGTTGCTAGACTGTAAAACAGTGGTTCGAGCCAAAGTGAGGCCATTACTGGACAAAGTGCCTAAACCGACCTCCCAATCAGCGCCATCCGCGACCGCATAATAGGTGGTGTTATTCGCCCCAACAGCAGACGCAAATGTTTGAAAACCAGTTATTGCGCCACCTAGAGCAAAGTCACTGGTTCCTGTGGTGGTTGTCGATTCCTTAACGCGATCAGCAAGGATCAAAGCCATAAATAACCTCCGAGCCACCCTCGGTGGTGGCTAAAAATATCAGTTTTGAATCCGCAGTGGAGAAGTAATATCCACAGTAAATGTGCCGTTTGTAGATGTCACATTTCCACCAAAATCCAAATACGCGACCAAATTATCAGTCGCAGCAGTGCCAGTTGTTTTGTAGATAACCGCCGCAGCCGCAGTTAAAGTAGCACTTGTAAAAGAAACATCAGAAAAATTAATGTCAATTCGATCATTGGCTGTGTCATTGGTCACAGTTACAGCAGTAGCAGCACCGCCAGCAGTGTAACCAGTTCCACTGATCTCATTGGTCACATCGGATCTTTTGGTGTGAGTGTCTTTATTTGGTGCATAACTAGATGTCACCATCAAAATTTTGAATGAATTGGTGTCAAAATCAATTGCACCAGTCGCCATGTCATTAAGACAAGAGTTATAGATTAGAGAGGCCATTTTTATGCTTCCTTTATGGTTGATATTTTAGTCATAAGACTACATTGGCGCAACAGGCCAAACAACATTAAATGGATAACCTGTTTGACTAGGAATATCTCGAAGTTCTTGACGATAGGTTGCCCAAGCCGCTTGTTGTGCAGTAGTTAAAGGGCCATTAGGTAATTGAGTCCAATCACTTGCATAAAGCAATCTTTGCCTTTTAGATGAAACATCAGAAACAGCCATAGTTTCATCTTGAACCCATTGCTTTGTAGTGAAATCAAAAACAGAGTATTGATCTGGCTTTGATGCTATTTCTACAGCCTCACCATTTTCAATGTAAAAATCGGAATCATCAATAGAACCTTGAATATACGTTTCGCCATCTTGGAGTTGTGCCTGTATATCGTTTGTTTGTACAACTCTAAGAATTTGCCCTGTTGTTTCAGAATAAATTGTGTAAGTCATCGTTTTGTCTCGATTGCAAATAATGAACGATTTGATAGGCCAGCGTAAGCATTTATGCTACCAGAAGCCGTTTGACTAAAAACTTGTATTCGATATGTATAAGTGTCCGCTGATGGACTCTCACTATAAGACATCGATGGATTAAACCCACCTTCCATTAAAACAGTTGAACCCCTGACCAATCTAAATTTTGGAGAAAAACTTCCTGTGTTTTCCCCATCTATAAAAGTTCCTGAAACTGGACTACCTGATGAAGCAATATAAACTTGGTTTCCACTAGTTGTAATAGACAATGTTTGTGCGTCTTGCCAAGTGCTACCTGCTGTATTTAAATAACTAGCAGATGTAAAAGCACTAGAAGTTAAAGTTACAGCATTGGTGTTAATGTTTCCAGTAGCCACCACATTGCCATTCAACGACATTTGAGTGCCATTGTAGGAAATGTTTGTTGTGGAATTGCCCAGTGCAAATGTGCCATCGGTATTGACTTTTGCACCTGCACCTGTCATCGTAGTGCCAGACACCGCAGGACTTGAACCCACGCTCAAAGATGACCCACTAATTGAACCTGCTGTAATTGTTCCTAGATTGGCTGTGATTGCCGATAGGGTTGAGACAGACATTCTGTCAGCCGTAATTGAGTTGGCTGCAATCTGCCCCGCTGTAATCGTGTTGGCAGCAATCTTACTTGCATCAATCGTATTAGCACCAATGTTGCCAGCCGCCAAAACTCCCACTTGAGCCGTTCCAATTGCCGCGCTATTGATGTAGGTTGATACATTGGCAGTAGTGATGGCATTGATGTAAGCAAATGCACCTGCGCCCAATGTTCCAAGGTTGATTAAATTATTTGCAACTGGTGTACCTGCTCCAGCATTAGTTCCTTGTATTTGACCTGATGAGTCAACCCAAGTAGAAGCAGACCATCCACTAACAGCGTCACCAACCTCTACCTGAATACAAGAAAATTCAAGTTGGCTTCCTGATGGCAAATTACTTTGACCAATAGACCAAAATCCATTTGAGTCAATACTACTTGTGCCAAAGTTAATTAGCCAAACATATCGTTGCCAAGTACTTGTAATATTAGGATTAGTAATTGCTGTATTTGTTGGAGGTGCTAAATTCCAAGCAGAATAGAAACCACTTCCAGAAACATTGCTTGACCTAGCGTAAAAACTAACAATGTAATTAGTATTAGCCTTCCAACCTCCAAAAAGTGTAGCGGCAGAATCAAAGAAAAATCCAAACTGAGTAGTCGCTGGTGTGCTTGATGTGGTGGTCATCCTCCAATATTTAGCATTACCAATAGCACCACCAGATGCAATGCTAAAAGATGTTGGTGTACCAGCATTGTTGTATTGTGCAAATCCATAAGGAATATTGCTTGTTGATACAAGAAAATCCGTATTGATTGCAAGTTGACCGCCACCAAATGCTCCAGTAGTGCCTAATCCAGTAATGGTTACAGCACCGCCACCCGCACCAGATAAAGAACCACTTGAATTTAAAGTGATTGCATTATTTGCAACTGCCGTTCCATTTCCAGTACCAATACCAGAAATAGCGCCACCAGAAACAGCAATATTAGTGTTAAGCCAACCAGAAGCAGGGGTAATGTTGGCAAAGTTAAGTGGAGTGCCATTGCCCAAAATCACGTTGCCTGAACCGTCTTTTAACGTCAGGTTGTTGGAGTTAATGTTAGCAGGGAAAACAACCGTTCCATTTAGCGTAATAGCAGAGCCGTTATAGGTAATGTTGTTGGTTGAGTTACCGACCGCAAAGTTGCCAGATGAGTAAATAACCGCGCCTGAACCAGTCATCGTAGTGCCACTAATTGCACCCGTGTTAGATTGAATAGTTCCAGAAACAGTCAAGTTTCCTGTGTTAGCAGTAATCGCAGAAAGGCTGCCAACCTTCAACGCAGAAAGATAAGGGACATTCCAGACCGTGTTACCCGTTACAGGATCATATATACCGTCTGACTGATAAACAGATTCACCCGCAGTAATTGTTTGTGCTGTTGCTTGCCAAACTGTTCCAGTTCCCCAAGAATTATTTGAAGGAAATGATGCACTTCCTGATGTTGTAATAGTTGTCGGTGTTGTATCCAAAGAACTCAAAGTTGTTTTAGAGTAACAGATTCGAGTAGACGCGCCTTGATTGCCAGTAGCGCCTGTTGCACCTGTTGCGCCTGTCGCACCTGTTGCGCCAGTATCACCATTTTGAAAACTAATTATTGGACTTGACCAAGTTAGACTTGAATCTGTGCCTGTTGTCCCAGATATGGAGGCAACAGCGCGAGAAATATAGACTGGATTTGTGCCTGAAGGGACAGTAGCAGACCAACTTGATGGAGGTGTTAGAGAGTTTGTTGTAAAGTCAAAACTGCCACCTGTCGGAGTAGATGGTGCGCTTGCCGATCTTAAAAAGACTGAGACTTCAGCAACCGACAAACCATCATTGCCATTCTGCGCCTCAATTTTAAGAGGTGTCTGCCAAGTGTAGTTTGTACCAACTCCTGTGTTTGTTCCTATCGATGACCACATTGGATCAGAGGAAGCAGGGACAGAATTGACATCAGAGTACCAACCAGCAGGTGTTCCCGCTGATGGGCTTGGAGTAGCTGGTTGACTTGCTGATCTCTTAAAAACAATATCAACTGAATCACCGCTTGCGCTTGCATCTGTTGTTGCGCTTGCAACACTTGAAAATCCAGAAACATTGCGAGAAAAATCAACAGCTTTTAACCAGTAGTATTTTGTTGTTGAATCTGTCAACCCAGATCGAGCAAGTGTCGAACTAGAAACTTCGCCAATCTTTGTGGCAGTCGATGAATTGTTTGTCGAATTTTCCCAGACCTCGTTATAAAACCAGTCAGCAGCAGTTGGATTAGTCCAAGACAACTGGATTGTTTTATAAGCACCAACAGCACTCAGGCTTGTTGGTGCAGAAGGTGCAGTGGTGTCACCAGATAATGTGTGATTGATCGTTGTCGAGAATGGGCCTTCTTTGTCAGAGAAAATTGCTCTGACTCTCACGTTATAGACCAGAGCAACTTCTTGCTGACCAGCATAGTCATAAACAGTTTGCGAGGTGAAAATTGATTGCCAAACAGTGTCTGTGGTGAGTTTTATTTGCAACTCATAGCCTGTCACATAAGCCGATGAAACAGCAGTCCAATTAACTCTGACTCCAGGCAATATTGTCCCATCTGGAAGGCTTAAATTCTGGTTTGTGGCTGTTAATCCAGTCGGTGCAGCCTGTGGCTGAATAAGGGTCAGACTGGTGTTTGGAGCGTTGTCCTGAGCGTCTGAGGTTGACCAGTCATAAGCAGTCGAGTCCTCCTCTTTGAGAACCAGATCAACTCCAATGTCCTCATTCAGTTGCCACTCCATGACCCTGAAATATTTGCCCGACCATCCCAGTTGAGCAATGGTCAAAGCCACCACATCGCCAGCAGTGATGTTGAGACAAGTTGGCTTGCATGAAATCCTGACAACAATGCCTTGACGCGACTTCAAGAGGTTAATCTTTGCAAGCCTTTGAGCCTCAAGATAATTTGTCGTGAAATTCAGATCGAGTTGAGCAGATAATTCCTCGTTGCCATCTTGAGTCTTAAAAGTAGATGATGCAATCGCAGGGTATTCAGTCGCTGAATAAAGTTTGTCAGCATCCGCAAACACACCAGCCACTCGGTTAAATAAATTTGCTTTTTCGTTAGCGCAAGAGAGTTGAACATCACCTCTCAAATCATCGACTGTGATTGTCTGAACAGGACTTGAGAACGCACCAACAATCAACTTATATTTGCCAGAGGAATAGATCAACATTCCAGCGCAAGTGGAAAGCATATCTTGCAAGACTTCCCGAGGACTCTTTGAGGTGTCAACCACTCCATTTAAGGTGTAGCGTTTTTGAGTGACAGCAGTTTTTACAGTGACAGTCTCATCACAGATATTTGCCGCAGCAATAAATGACGCTGAGTCAATCTCATCCGATGTGACCCGCATCCCATATTCGCTCATTATGTAGTCGCGGATGCAAAGAGCAGGGTTGTCAGACCAAGCCGTTGTTGTCGATCTTGGGTCATAGACTAATTTGCCTTTGACTAAAGCCCTGACAGTTGGAATGCTCGTAAAGATGGATGTGTCGTATTGCATCCTCACATAAACCGAGGAAATGCCAGTCAACTTGTGGCTCGATGTCCATTTGTTTGTGATCGATGCAGTCTCAGTCACCAGATCAGCATAAGCAGTGCCACCAGTCAGTGAGTTTTGAATTCTGGCTTTTCCAGAATAACGACCACTTGAGACACTTCCAGAAACAGTGCCAACATCCTCGTCACCAAAGTAAACCTTTTCAACCGATTGAATCTGGTGGTCTGCCAATCCAAAGACAGTGTGCAAATATTCGTTTGTTGAGCCTGTGGTGGCCGCATAGAACATCACCCCACCGACTAGGCTTTGGCCATAGATCAATTGCCTTGGGGCTGTGGATGATCTGACATTGATTGTCTGACCCTTGAGTTCATTGGCAGTGCTTCCACCAATCAGACCCATGCTCTGAGCCGCCTTTGTGGTCAGAACAAAAGAGCCAGCCCGAATAGCCGCCCTTAAAAAGATGGCTTCTTTGCCGATTGCAAAATAAGCAATTGCCTGTTCTGCAAGAAACTCACCAGCCAAATAGACTACCAGTTCAGCCATTTATATGCTCCAAGCCTTTTCACAATTGAGAGTCGGTTGCATGATGATGCCAGACTCGGCCACAAAAGCCGACAATTCGCCAAGACAAACACCAAGCAATTCACGCCCCTCATTCATTAAACAGACCACATCACCCCTTTGAGCCAGTAGAACTGACTTGGATTGGCCAAAGTATTTATCAGCCGCGCTTATCATTCCACCATGCTCACTCATTAACTCAGCAGCCCTTCTGGGTGTCTCGTATTCAAAAAGACTGGTCAAGTCTTTGTCTGAAATCTCTTTGACCGCCTTAATCGAAAACTGCCAACAGTCGTTTGTTCCCCATTCAAAAGGCAAATCCTTCTTTTGAACAATGTAGTCCTCAAGCAATCTAGGCCAATTCTCTTTTCTCATGGAGAGGCATCACCTAAAGTATTTCCACCAACATTGGGGTTTCCACCACCACCAGCATTTGCACCAGTTGGATCAGTGCGACCCCAATTGATGTCGAGATTCTCGATGGCCACCACATATTGCAGACCCTCGTCTGTGGCATCCCTGACTTGTTGTTCCTCATAAGTGAAGCGTTTGATCTTTGGTCTGTTGGCATCAATCATTTGATGCTCAATAGAAAGTGAAATGGTGGCAGTCTGGCCAAGATTGATTGACATCACATCCATGCGACCAGTAAACATCAAAGCCGCAGCCACCAAGTCGTGATTGGCATCGAGCAAAGCAAAATAAATCTTTGCTGCCCTTCCCTGATAATTCTCGCCCAAAGCAATTGCAATGTTGTTTTGGTCAATTCCAGAGAGTGTCAGGGTTAACCCTTTAGCCTCCAAATTGGATGTCTCAGAGATTGTGTCAATCCCACCAAGCCCACCGACTGCCAAATAAGTGTTGCCACCATAGACAATCGA